CATCAGATCCACAATCAGGCAAAGCTGCTCCATATGGATCTGGTTATGCTCCTATTAAACTTTAATAAATTAGGACAGAGTTATGCTAAACTATAATATAGAAGGCTTTAAATGCCTTGTTAAGCAATCTTACTTTACAAAAAATATAAAAGACGATAATGTCTTTCACAATTGTTATGCTTTTGGAGTTCAATCTGCAGATGCTAAGATACTTACATTTCATGTGATGACTGATTATGGCATGCTTAGAAGTAGAGTTCCTATTTCTGAGATATACATAAAGCCTCCGACTAAAGACATTCCGTACTATTTCAAACAATTATGGGATTGCTTTGGCCCAGATGCGGCAGTTATCAAATACGATTTTCTAAAAGATAAGAGGTGTAAAGTTATGTTGAGAGATAAAACCCTTGTCTGGGCAACATATTTAATAACTATAGATTGGCAAAACAATACCTATTCAAACGAACCATCAGACTATAAATGTGGCCATGTTTTAGTGGCAGACGATGGTTATTTGATGTGTATGCCTAACAATAGAATATACTGGAAAGACTCTAACTGGATAACTAAAGAGTTTCCTGTAGATCCTAAAATGATCAAGGTAGATACTGAACTATTAAATGTAGAGTCTGTTTCTGATAGGTGGGTATCTGAAGATTCTGACTCTTATTACTATGATATAAATGAAACCGTACCAGGACATACAACAAGAAAATAAAACAATTACTAGGGTTTTTGATCAAGATATAGATCCTATTGAACTCATGTGGCATAGAGATCAAGAAGACAGGATAGTAGAGGCCATAGAATCTACAGACTGGCAAGTACAATTAGACAACGAGCTCCCAACTTTAATCGATAGGCCGATATTTATACCAAAGTATATTTGGCACAGGACTATTAAAGGGACTGGACCTTTAAAAATTAAAATAACTAAAATTGATTAAGTTAAAGGACATTCTAACTGAAGTAAAAGAAACATTTGAAAATTTTGCTATTACTCGTGCTAAAGGCGCTGCTAAAATTGCAGCTACTGCTGAAGAGAAAGGTGGGTTGTCATTATTAACATGGCATCATTTTAAAGTAAAAGCTCCTTATTATAAAAAAGCAGAAGAGGGTAAATTCGATAAAGAAGCTGCTGTGAAAGAATTTGAAAAAACATTAAAAAGCATATCATTAAATATGACACAAATTGAATTTCAACGTGAAGTTGGACGCATGGAGGTATTAGGAGAGCTAATCATAAGAAACAAATGATAAAGTTAAAAGACATATTAAAAGAAATGGTCTCTGAAATGGGATTAAATGATTGGGGAGTGCAAAATATTATAGATTCCTACAAAAGAAATCCTAATAAAGCAAGAGAAATATCAATAGCATTTGCTGGCCAAACTGAAGCTCCTATAGATTCTATTTTGGATATTATTCAAGGTATGGATAAAGCCGATTTTGATGAGAAACTAAAAGATCTAGGACTTCATAATTTAAACGAGGCTTGTTGGGATGGATACAGACAAGACGGTATGAAAAAGAAAGGGAATAGAATGGTTCCTAATTGTGTTAGAATAAGTGAGGCAAAGAAAACAGGTAAGGTTAATGCTGCATATCTTACTAAAGATGCTGCGCAGATGAAAAAAGATATAAAAGCAAGAAAGAACCTAAAATCAGATGATCCTGCAGCTTATGGTAAATGGGATGCCGATTATATAGATAAAGATAAAACAAAGAAGTATAAGACTAGAAAGTCTGCTGCAACTATTGCGTATGCAAAAAGATTTGGTAAAAAAGAAAAGTAATGAAGCTTCACGAATTACTACAACAGTTATTTGAAGAGAGACTAAAGTTTCAGCATTCCAATGCACCAGAGGCAAAAGGAAAGTTTAAAGAGTTATCAGCAGAAAAGTTAGCTAACTGGTTAATCAAAACTAGAAAAGGTAATATGAGTAAGATAACAGGCTCACTAAATCAACAAGCCAACTTTAATAAGAAGGACGACCCTGCTTATGCCAGAAAGATGGATAGAACTAGAGAGATAGTCAAAAAAAAACTAGACAAAAAGAAAAAAAAATGATAAATAATTTAGATATATTAAAGCAGTTACTACTCCTTGAGTATGACGCCGCAGTAGAAAAAGGATTAGCAAATAAAGCTAAAGCCTCTGGGATATCTAAATCTATACTTAAAAGCGTATATGCTTTAGGTCTTGCTGCCTGGAAAACAGGACATAGACCAGGAGCCGGTCAACATCAGTGGGGAATGGGTAGAGTGAATAGTTTTATAACAGGCAAAGGCGGTGCTAGAAAAGCAGATGCTAAGTTATGGAAAAGAGCACAAAAATCTAAAAAGAAAAAATAAAATGAATAGTATTGCATTCTTTAAAGCTATCTTAATGAGAGAGCTAAACGAAAAAGACCTTCCTGGAAATCAAGAAAAAATTGCAGGAGCTGCAGAACCAAAAGATAAAATAACAGCTGCTGACTTTAAAGCACTTCGTGCAAAGAAAGGCATGAAGAAAGAAGGTGAAGGCCAAGACCATGAAGTGTCAATGGCTCAGAATAGTCTTAAGTCTATTATAAGTTCGGCAAGTCAATTAATGAACTTGTTAGGCCAAGATGAGAAAGACGTTCCTGCTTGGATTCAAGATCATATTACAAATGCCGAGAACTTTATTAATCAAGCTTCTAAAAACTACCATGAATATAATGGAGGCGAACATGATATGGATGAACTTCCTGATGGAACAGAAGAACTACCAGCCGGAGATGCAGAAGATATGGAGATGAGTCTTCAAAGTTTAATGGAAATAGGTAAAGGTAAAAAGAAGAGAAAATAAATTATGCCTGTGTCAAAACATGATATACTAAAGACTATACTCTTACAAGAGTTAGATAGGATGGAGCCAGAAACCTCTACATTTGAGGATGATCCTATGCAGTTTATATTGAAAAAATATGCAGGTCTTAAGAATACATTAGAGTATTTAATGACTCCTTCATTTGAGGAGTATATAACCGGAATTTATGTAGTAGCACCTAAGCCAACTACATTTAAAGTAGTTCTTCATAATGGAGAATTCTTCTTTTTACAGTTCATGGGAAAGGCTTATGAAGCAACTGTTCAGGGTAAGAAGTATTATTTGATGTCAATTGGCGAGAAAGAAAGATGCATGGTTGCCATCTCAAGAATATTGAGGAACGGAAATCCTTTAAAGACCAAAGGTCCTGAAGGTTCTGAACAAGCTACTAGAGATCAAGAAGGTCCTACAGAAGAAGCAGGACCAACACCTCCATCAGAAACATCTGAACCAGAAGGCGGAGAGGAGTTAACAGAATCAAGAATATTAGAAGCTATATTGAAAGAGGCTGAAACAGGACAGGCAACTTTATTTGAGTCTGCTCTTGTTTATGCTTGGTATAAAGTCAATGGAATACCTGTTCCAAAAGGAGCAATACTACCAGATGAATTAAGCAAACTGAAGTCTAATAAAACAATGGTAAAAAAAGCTGAAGAGGCTATAATTGATTTAGGATTGCAAAAAGGTAAATCTGCTAGAGCTACAGGAAGAACTGGAGAAAAAGCTACACTAACTGAATTTTGGAAAATTCAAGGAGCCAGTAATACAACTCCTAAAACAGATGTTATTTTAGGAAATAAAAAGATATCTGTAAAAGTAGGAAACTCTCAATTAATGTCCGGAGGAAAAAATGAATCTGTCGCTACTTTCTATGCTGCGGCAAAAAAAGTTCCTGGTATTTTAGAGACGGATGAAGCTAAAGCCGTATTAGATACATTTGACAAATTTATTGAAGTAGGATATACAAAATCTGGAGCAGTAGAAGCTGGATTAAAATCAGGTAAAAATAAAATGCTCACGGCAGGAGATAAAGCCCACAAAGAAATGTCTAGTAAATTAGAAGATCTTTTTAATAAAAGCCCAGAATTTAAAATAGCGTTTGCTCAAGAGGCAATGTCAGGATATGAAAAATTTGGTTCTAATAGTGATGCATCAGCTGATTACGTATTATCAGTAAGTCCAGATTTATCTAGCCCTAAATTGCATTCTACTCAAAATTCAGGATACGCAGCAAAGATAGCAGATCAGATGAAATTAACTGTAAGATTTAAATCATCTTCTGAAAAACTAAAAGGAGAAAAAACAGGAAGATATAGATTTTGGAGCGTTGTTTCTTTAATATCAGATCCAACTAAACTAAAAGAAGGGGTTATGGATACTATAAAATCATATATTTACAAAGTTAAAGATTATATAGATAATGGAGTATATTCTCTTACTAAATTTTTATTTGGAGATACTTTACAAGATAGCGATATAGAATTTGATAATACTATAGACTTTAATTAATTTAGTTTATATTTTTATTGTATATTGATCATAAATTAAGTCTATGGCTAAAAAAGAACCGCAGTATAGAACTATTAAGACAGTAGAGAATATTATACTTAAAATCTACGAAGACGATAAAGGTATCGTAAAACCCCACTGTCCAACCGGACCCGCGATCATGTATCTAAAAGGACATAATAAGCCAGATGAATACTATTTATTTGGTATCAAGTACGACTATGATAAATGGTTAGAATTATCTAGGCCACTAAGAAGGGTAAAATCAGAAGACGATTTACAGGATTAATAAATATTTATAAGTAAATAGACCAATATGTCGTTTAACTTAGAAAAATATTTAACAGAGAACAATCTTACTATCATCTCTAAAATTAGAGAAGAGGCAGAAGATGATATAGAACCTTCAACAACAGACCTTAAAAAATCTGAAAAAGACTTTAGAGGACTTGACAAGAAGAAAAAAGAGCTACAAAATCTACAAGCTCAAGTAAAATCTATTCTAGCAAAGTATACTGAAAGAGATGCTGATGGTATCCTAAAACTGAAAGATGTAGGCGGGTATAAAAAAGCAGTAGGTAATATTCCTGATAGAATAAAATTACTTAAACAACAAATAGACCAAGTTGAAAACCCTAAATTAGATTCAGATGAAGAAGATAGTATTTAGTACAGCATTAGCCTTATTAGCATTATTAGCCATCTGGTATATTTTTATCTTACAACCAAAAAGATTTGATACCAAACCCTATGAAGCAAAGATAGACTCACTTCAACAAAACATTGACTCTATTCATTTAGTAAATGATACTCTAGAAATAGGAATTAGCGTACTAGAAAAAGATAATGATTATTTAGCAGAAAAAGTCGTATATTTAAAGGATAAGGTAAAAGATCTTAAAGATGATTTAAAAGATGCTAAAGATGCTTTATCTTATACACCAACTCAAGTTGATAGTTTCTTTGTAGCTACATATAAAGAGGAATATGATAAAGTTTCTAGTGACACTACAATGTTACCTATTGAAGTTAGTAAGGCTGTAGTAGTTGATTTAAAAGAAGGAGAGGTGAATGAGAAAATAGTAATTGCGCAAGACAGTGTAATTCAAACCCAAGCCCAGTCTCTTAATAATAGAGATCAAGTAATTACAGTTTTTAGACAAAAAGAAACTAATTATCAATCAATTATACAAAAACAAATAGAGCAAGGGCAAAACTATAAAATTCAAATTGATGGCTTAAAAGGAGACATCAAGAAGTTTGATAGAAGAATGAAAATGGGTAAAATACAAAAGTTTGTACTTGGAGCTTTAGTAATAGGTCTTGCTGTAACACATAAATAATGTCTGATCAACAGATAACGATAAAAGAAAGAATAAAGGAGGAGTTTGTTAAGTGTGCCACGGATCCCGTGTACTTCATGAAGAAGTACTATATGATCCAACACCCACAAAGAGGAAGGCAGTTTTTTAATCTATATCCATTTCAAGAAAAGGTTTTAAAATTGTTTCAGAAGCATGACTACTCTATAATTAATAAGTCAAGACAGCTAGGTATATCTACTCTTGTTTCTGCTTATTCTTTATGGTTAATGTTGTTCAATAAAGATAAGAATGTTCTTATTATTGCGACTAAGCAAGATACCGCCAAGAACATGGTAACAAAGGTAAGATTTGCTTATCAGAACCTACCAACTTGGCTTAAGATAGGAACATCAGAAGATAACAGACTGAGTCTTAGACTAGCGAATGGTTCTCAAATCAAAGCGGTGTCGGCGGCAGGTGACGCGGGTCGTTCTGAAGCGGTATCACTCCTAGTCATAGACGAGGCTGCGTTCATTGACAGAATTGAGGAGATCTTTACAGCGGCTCAACAAACGTTGGCTACTGGTGGTGGGTGCATAGCTTTATCTACTCCAAATGGTGTGGGCAATTGGTTTCACAAATCATATGTGTCTGCTCAAGAGCAACAAAATAAATTTCTGCCGATATCGCTACCTTGGTCTGTCCATCCTGAAAGAGATCAAGTATGGAGAGACGAGCAAGATAAGATATTAGGTAAACGAAATGCTGCGCAAGAATGTGATTGTGACTTTGCTACCTCAGGTAATAGTGTAATAGAACCAGAAATACTAACTTGGTATGAAGAAAATATGTTATCAGAACCGATTGAAAGAAGAGGGCTTGACAGAGCGCTATGGATCTGGGATTATCCAGACCCTACTAAATACTACGCAGTTGTTGCTGACGTTGCACGCGGAGACGGTAATGACTATTCTTCTTTTCATGTTATTGAAATTGAATCAATTACCCAGGTTGCAGAATATAAGTCACAGCCAGATACAAGAGATTATGCCAATATATTACTAAGCATAGCCTCTGAATATAATAATGCTCTACTAGTTGTAGAAAATAATAATATAGGTTGGGATGTGGTGCAGACAGTATTAGAAAGAGGATATACAAATATCCACTATAGTTATAAGCAAGACAGCAATATGGACTTTACAAAATACGTGGATAGAATCAATACTCAAACAGGACTAGTTCCTGGATTTAGTATGACTGAGAAAACCAGGCCATTAGCTGTAGAGAAGATGAGAGACTCAATAGAAAATAAACTAGCTAATATAAGATCGGTTAGATTATTAGAAGAGCTTAGAGTGTTTATCTGGAAGAACGGTAAAGCTCAAGCCATGCAGAGTTATAATGATGATCTTGTTATGAGTTTTGCTGTAGCAATGTATTTGAGAGAAACATCATTAAGATATAAGAAGACGGTAGAAAACTTAACTTACGCAGCTTTAAATAGTTTTACTAAAACACAAGATAACACTATATCATATAACGCAAACAATCAATATAATCAAAATCCTTGGAATATGACACATCATACGGCTCAAGGAGAAATGAATGAAGATTTAACATGGCTTTTATAAAATAAAAATATGGCAGAACAACAAAAACAAAACAATTTATTCTCTACTCTAAAGCGTCTATTTTCAACAGACGTAATTATTCGAAATGAAGGTGGAGACATGTTAAAAGTTATCGACACGGACACTATACAAAGATCTGGTGTTATTCAAACCAACTCTCTTGTAGACAGGTTTAACAAGGTATACACTACTTCAACTGCCTATGGCGTTAACCTTAACTTATCTCAAAATTATCAGTCTGCAAGGGTTCAGATTTATGCCGACTATGATGCAATGGATACAGATGCAATCTGTTGCTCTGCCCTAGATATCGTAGCAGACGAATGTACACTTAAAAATGAACAAGGTGAAGTATTACAAATTAGGTCTTCTGATGAAAACATACAGAAACTCCTCTACAACTTATTTTATTCTGTACTTAATATTGAATTTAATCTTTGGTCTTGGGTTCGCAATATGGCTAAGTACGGGGACTTCTACTTAAAACTAGAGATCGCAGAAAACTATGGTGTTTATAATGTAATCCCATTCTCAGCTTATAATATTATCAGAGAAGAAGGATTCAATCCTCAAAACCCACAAGAGGTTAGATTTAAGTACGATCCTAACGCGACTCTTGCTTCATCTACAGGATATAGTTCACAAAGAAATGAAGATACTGGTATTTGGTTTGATAACTTTGAGATGGCCCACTTCCGTTTGACCGGAGATGTTAATTATCTTCCTTATGGTAGATCTTATTTAGAGCCCGCTCGTAAGTTGTTTAAGCAATATGTATTGATCGAAGATGCAATGTTGATTCACCGTATTGTTCGTGCTCCTGAGAGACGTATCTTCTATGTAAACGTAGGAGCTATCCCACCAGGCGAAGTTGATAACTACATGCAGAGAATGATTCAGAAGATGAAGAAAACTCCTCTTATGGATCCCCAGACTGGCAACTATAACCTTAAATATAACCAGCAAAATCTACTAGAAGACTTCTTTATCCCGGTTCGTGGTAATGATACATCTACAAAGATTGATACTGCAAAAGGATTAGAATATAATGGTATTGAAGACGTTGCATACTTCCGTGAAAAGCTATTTGCTGCTCTCAAGATACCTAAGGCTTTCATGGGCTATGAAAAGGATTTGACAGGCAAAGCTACACTAGCGGCTGAAGATATTCGATTCGCTAGAACTATAGAAAGGCTTCAAAGGATTTTAGTATCTGAATTAACTAAAATAGCCTTGGTGCATTTATATGCTCATGGTTACACTAACGAATCAGCTGCTAACTTTAGTCTATCTCTTACTAATCCGTCAATCATTTATGATCAAGAAAGGATAGCACTATTCAAAGAGAAGATCGATCTTGCTAAACAAGCGATGGAAGGAAACTTACTTCCAAGAGACTTTATCTATGACAAGATATTCCACTTCTCTGAAGATCAATATGCTGAACTTGAAGATATGATTGTTGAAGATAAGAAAAGACAATTCAGATATGCTCAAATTCAAGAAGAAGGAAATGATCCAGCAGAATCAGGACAATCATACGGAACACCTCACCAAATAGCTAGTCTATATGGAGGAAAAGAAGATTCTGTATTAAATGTTCCTCAAGGATATGATGAGAAGAAACCAGGCCGTCCTAAATCTGTAACATCAATTATTGGTACAGATAATTCTAGATTCGGCAGAGATCCTATTGGACAAGCTGCATATTCTAAAAATGCTGAAACAGGAGAAGATAGTATGGGGGTTAATTACAAAGGAGGAAGTCCTTTAGCTCTTGAAGGAGCAATGACAGAATTTTTAAAAAATCAAACAATGTTAACGGGTCTAGGTAAGAAATTTGGCTCTAGAAAAACTAAATTATTCGAGGAATCTGATCTTTTAAGTGAGGATAACATTAAGGGCGGTTTAGAATAATATATAGATATTTATTACTAGTCGACTTGTATAAAAAAACTATGGCAATAAAACACTCAAAATATCGCAATACCGGTATTTTATTCGAATTATTAGTCAGACAAACTACATCTGATTTAATAAATAATCAAGACTCTAAGGCTGTCAAAATCCTTAAGAAGTACTTTAGCAATACCGAATTAGGTAAAGAATATAGCTTATATAGTACTTTTGCATCTAGTCCAAAGCTTTCTGAAGCTAGGGCTGAGATTTTAATTTCTACTATTATTGAGCAATATAAGAAGCTTGATTTTGAAAAGATTAACAAATTGAAGTACAACCTAATTAGAGAAATCAAGGGTACTTATGAATTAGATAACTTCTTTAAAGCTAAAATAGAAAACTATAAGCCATTCGCTTCTATCTATACTATATTTGAATCTCAGACTGCAAAAACTATTGACACTAAGCAAATTCTTCTAAATAAGATTAATCTTCTAGAACACATCACCCTTAAAAACGGTGCCGATTCTAAAGCTCCTAGATCTTTAGTAGAAGAGTTTATGAAAGAAGATAAAGAGATTAGACTTTTAACATATAAAATTCTAATTGAGAAGTTCAATAACAAGTATAAAGACTTGTCTGAGAGACAAAAAGAAGTGCTAAAAGAATACATCACTAATATTTCTGACACTAAGAATCTTAAGACTTATTTAAATGAAGAATTAGAGTCAATTAAAAGTGAATTAATAGAATTAAAAGAATCTACAAAAGATCAGGTTGTTAAAATCAAACTAGAAGAAGTACTAAAGTTTATCAGGCCGATTAAAGAAAATCAATCGATCAAAGATGAGACTATTTCAGGAATTCTTCAGTATTGCGATTTAATTGACGAGCTTAAAAAGGCTTAATAATGAATAGCTTTAACAACCAATTTGCAACTCAAAGACTTCGTGAAGAAGGATCAGTTACCGGAACCGGAGCTACCTTTACTGCCGGAACTGGTGAACAAGCAGGTCCAATAGCCACAAAGAAAATAGTTAGAAAGAAACTAAAGCCTGAGCAAAAAGACGTCGAGCCTAAACTAGCTGCAGGCAAAGCTAAAATATATATGAAAGATAAGTGGGGTTGGAAAGACGCTCCATCAATACCTAACCGCCCTTCAAAAGGTGGTTTTATCTATAAGCAATTATTTGAAGAGCTTTCTAGTGCTATTAGTGAAGGAAGTGTTCCTGAAAATATAGTTAAGTTTGCTAAAAGAAAAGGTGCCACTAGTATAGTTAATACTATAGCTAATTGGGCAGAAAAGGCCGGTAAAAAGATAACCGGAGGAACAGCGATTGGTAAGAATTATGATACCTTGATTATTGACCTAGGATATCAAGACAGTGCAATTTATGTTGATCTAGATAATGACACAATAAAAGTATACGGCCAACCAGTTAAATCTTATAATGACTTTATTTCTGCCTTAAAGAATAAAGATGCAAATGGTGTAGAAGAGATAGAAGATGAGGAGGACGACGATGACGACTACGGTTCAGATAACCCTGAAGATGGTTATGGGCCTATACCTATTGAAGAAAGCTATTCTAAGTTCAAAACCGAGACTAAGACTAGAGGTAAGTCAGATCAATTCCATCAAGCAGTCCGTCAAGTAAGAAAGAAAGTACAAGAGATTAATAAATTATTCGAATATGTTAGCCGTTTAAAATCAGAACTATCTGAAGGTGAAGACGGTCTTAAATATAAAATACACACTGAAAAAGCCCTTGAGAAGATCAAGGAAATGGTTTCTGCTCTAAATCAAAGCATTAAAAAGTTTAAGTAATGGCAAAATCAAAATCAGCCGGCGGTTCTATAAAGATCAATTTCGGTAAAAAGAAAAGAGGGGTTGCAAAGAAATCGTTTAACAAACATGATAGATCAGAAAAAAACTATCGTGGACAAGGAAGATCCTAATATTTATAAAAGTATGACAACAATAGAACTATATCGCAAACACAAGGCTGGAGAAGTCAGCCGTGACAGATTCATCTATGAAGTTCGTAGAGATTCTAATCTTCCTTGGGTAACTAACCTTACATCTTATGATGATGCTGTAAAGATACTTAAGAACAAGAGTATTATCAGTGAAGCAGATGCTAATGTAGCAACTGATCCAGCTGTAGATAAAGTAAACCCATATTTTTTGAAGCGCGGTATTAATAAGATGCTGTCAAAAGAAAAAGAATTAACTAATGATTCTTATGTAAATGCTCTTAATAAAGCTGCTAAAGCTCTTGAAAACGATTCGCATGCTTTTGATGAAGAGATGTTTGCTAATGCTAAAGACGTTAAAAAGGCAGATAAGAAGCTTGAAATGAAATACATAAAGAAAGGAGACCTAAACGATACCGATAACGAAATGAAAAAAGTTAAGGTAAAGGCTCTTAAACAAGCAGCTTTAAAAGAGCTTAAAGACTCCCTTAAAAAAAAAGATCAAATTAACGAAGACGCCCACTGGAGTCATATAGTAGGATCTAATGTTCACACGCCAGATGGTGAAGGAACTATTAAAGAAATTATTGGAGGCACCTTAACCGTTGAACTTGAAGACGGAACGCTAAAAGATTATCAGATCAATACTATAGATCATCATACAGCAAAGGCTCAAGAAGAGGCTAGTATGAACTTTGCAGACGAGCCAGCTAATCCTAAATACAACGTTAAGAAAGACATTTCTGGAAGGCTTGTTCAAGCAACAAACGATGAAGGCGTTACTTTTAGTATGAATGATGAGGCTATTACTAGAGATACAAACAAAAGAATCAAGATAACAGGATTCGAAGAGACTCAAGGAAAAGTAATGGCTCTATATAATAGAGGTATGTTCTTTAGTTCTATCGATATAGACGGGTTAGAAAAGCCAAAAGATATGAGATTTTCCCATCCGTTTGGAGGCAGTACTATAACTGAAAAGATTAAACAGTACATGGAGAAGTTTAAAGGCAATAAAGATAAGATGGGTAAACTTAAAGAGGCGATAAAGAAATTAAAAGAAGCTAGTGCTTTAGTTGTACCTAAAACGGCAACTGGACCACAAATAGATAAAATTGTAGCAGCAGATCCTACAATAAAAACAGGTCAAAAAATCGACATAGTACGTAAATAATGAATAAACAACTCTTAATAGAATACAACGCATTTCAGCCGCTTCCTGGTTCATTAAACGAGGCTAAACGTCTGGCTAATGGTAATATGATCGTGTCTGGTTTGGTGCAAGCCACAGACAAGCCAAACGCTAACAGAAGGATCTATCCTTATCAGGTATTAAAAGAGCAGGTAGATGTATATATGGCAGGTCCAATAGCTGAAAATAGAGCGCTAGGTGAATTAGATCATCCAGAGTCATCAGTTATTAACCTTAAAAATGTTAGTCATAACATTATGAAATTGTATTGGAACGGTAAAGACTTATATGGAGACATAGAAATACTACCGACTCCATCCGGAAATATATTAAGAGAATTGTTTAAGAATAATATAACAGTCGGCATTTCATCTAGAGCTATGGGAACTACTACACCTATTGGTGAAGGTTTAGTTCAAGTAGAAGATGATCTAGAATTAATATGTTGGGACTTTGTGTCTACTCCATCTACTTATGGCGCGTATGTAAGACCGGTAGCCGGGCTAAGAGAGTCTAAAGACTATTCTGTATCTTCTACAACTAATAAAATACATGATCTTATTTCAGAGATCATATGTTCTCAGTCAGGAGTTTGCTGTATTAAGTAAAAAGTATTTTCAAGAATACATATTTTTAAGTAGATACTAGATATTTATTTGATATGCGCCATTATCTAATATGGCGCTACTATACACAATCCTTATATTGCTTTAATCTAATAAGCAATCCCCGAAACCCATTTATTGAAAATGAGCAATCTTTACCAAGATGCTATTCTCGACGCTAAAGCGCTCCGTGCTTCTGCTATGGCTAATGCCAAAGCGGCCCTCGAAGAAGCTTTCGAACCTAAAATCCAAGAGATGATTCGTTTGAAACTTCAAGAAGAAGAAGACATGGAAGAAGCTAAAGACGTTGAAGAAGGCATGCAAAAAAAGAAAGATGAAGTAGATGAAATGAAACATGACGGTATTGAAGAGGACTACTCTGAAGACGGAATGCAAGATGAAAACTACGACATCAAAGAGAGCGAGCTAGAAGAGATTTTAGCTGAACTCGAAGAGCTTAGTGCTCAAGACGAAATGAAGCATGATTCTGAAAAAATGACAGATGAAAGCTTAAATGAAGCTGATGAAGATGAGGAAGAAGAAGACGAGGAAGAAGAGGAAGAGGAAGATGCTGACATGGCAGACGCAGAAGAAGAAGCTGTTGGTGATGAAACTAAGGTAATTGATATTACACTTGGTGATCTCAAACAAGTACTTCAATCTGTAATGGCTGGTCAACAAGACCTCGGACTTGCTTCTGACGAAGCTGATTCTGATTCTGAAGCAGAAGCTGAAATTTCTCTTGATGAAATTCTCGCTGAACTAGAAGCTGAAGGCATGGAAGACTCACAAAGTCGTGATGCCGGCTACGAATCAGCAAAACAAAAGCCTGTTTATCCAGAAATGGAAGAGGCAAAAAAAGAAGATGGTATGGATAAAATGGAAGAAGAGCTTGAAGAAGCTAAGACAACCATTCAAACTCTACGCCAAGATCTTCAAGAGGTTAACTTGCTAAATGCAAAGTATCTCTACATGAACAAGTTGTTTAAAGCTAAAACTTTAACCGAATCTCAAAAAGTAAAAGTAATTAATGCTCTTGACCGTGCCAGTTCTGTAACTGAGGTTAAGAACACTTACGAGACTTTAAAAGAATCATTTGAAGTTAAGAAACAACTTAAAGAATCAATTGGTTTTGCGTCACAAGCAGCTGGTATGGCTCCAAAAACTCAAATTATCGAACAAGATAATGGAATGAGTAGATGGCAGATACTTGCTGGTATTAAAAAAAATAAATAAAATTTAACAAACAATGGCAAATTTAGTTCAATCCCTATTGACTGAATCCGCTCAAACAGCTCACGCTGATCAACATGGTGTTGCTCAGAAGCTTACTAAGAAGTGGAACAGGTCTGGTCTTCTTGAAGGCCTACAAGATTACGATGCTAACAACATGGCAGTAATTCTTGAAAATCAAGCAAAACAATTGGTTGTCGAATCTACACAAACTAACGGAGGCCTTAATTCTGGCGGTGCAACCTTTACCCCTGGTACTGGTGAGCAGTGGGCTGGTGTTGCTCTTCCTTTGGTTCGTAAGATCTTCGGTCAAATTGCTGCAAAAGAATTCGTTAGTGTACAACCAATGAATCTTCCTGCAGGTCTAGTATTCTATTTGGATTTCCAATATGGTAACAGCAAAGCTCCTTTCACTGACGGTAGTTCTGTATATGGTACTCCATCTGCAAACTTTGGTAACCAAGCCGCTGGCGGTCTTTATGGCGCTGGTAAGTTCGGTTATTCTTTGAACCAGTTTAGTTCTTCACTTTCTTCTTCTGCAACAGGATTTGCTTCTTCATCTGCAACTTTTGCTGATGTTGAATTTAACTCTGATTTTTCTGCATCTATTGTTACAAAGAGTTTGACTAAGCTTGTTGTCCCTACAGCTTCTATTGCATCTAATATTAATGCAGATGGAGTTAGAGCTTTTATCATCCTTTCTGGCTCTAGCTTGACTGCTGCTGATAACTTGCAACAATTCACTACAGTATCATCTTCTGCTGGTGGTGTATTCGTTAACTTTATTGTTAATGAAGCTGCTGTCGTAACAACAGGCGCAGGTGCTACGTTTACTGTTTTTTATAATAAAGCAACAGACTTTAACTCTCGCGGTGACTTCGAAGACAGAACTGGTAACCCATCTGTTCCAAACAGTCTTTCTGCTACTTCAATCGTTATCCCTGAGATCAACGTACAAATGAAGTCTCAGACCGTAAGCGCTAAAACTCGTAAGTTGAAAGCACAATGGACTCCAGAATTCGCTCAAGATTTGAATGCATACCATTCTCTTGATGCTGAAGCTGAATTGACTGGTCTTCTTTCTGAGCACATCTCTTTGGAGATTGACCTCGAAATTCTTGACATGTTGATCCAAAACGCTCCAACTATTGAGTACTGGTCTGCTAAAGTTGGTAACCAAATCAACTCTACAAATACAGCGTTCGATTCTAATACTGCTGGTGTTTACTACACTCAAATGAGCTGGTTCCAGACATTGGGTATTAAACTTCAAAAAGTATCTAACATCATCCATCAGAGAACTCTTCGTGGCGGTGCAAACTTCCTTGTATGTTCTCCAACTGTAGCTACAATCCTTGAATCAATCCCTGGATTTGCTGCTGATACTGACGGAGCTGCTGACACAATGAAGTATGCCTTCGGTGTTCAGAAAATCGGACAACTTAACAGCCGTTACAAGGTTTACAAAAACCCTTACATGCTTGAGAATGTGATCCTCCTCGGTTTCCGTGGTAATCAATTCCTTGAGTGTGGCGCTGTTTACTCTCCATATGTTCCATTGATCATGACTCCACTTGTGTACGATCCAAACACCTTCACTCCACGTAAAGGTATCATGACTCGTTACGCAATGACCATGACTCGTCCGGAATACTATGGTTTAGTAGGTGTTTCTGACTTGAACGTAGTGTAATTATAATCTACACTATCTATATTAAAAGGGCTCAACTTCGGTTGGGCCTTTTTATTTATAGTTATTCAATATTTATTTGAAAGGTGTAGAATTATGGTTGATAAAAGTGTTAAGCGTAGACCCAAGAATGAGATTAAGTTTCATGTTCAACTAAATGAAGAACAAAAAGAAGCCAAATCAGTTATATTAAATAATAAAATAACGGTTTTAAAAGGACAAGCAGGTTCTGGAAAGTCTTTGATAGCTGCTCAAGTTGCTTTAGATCTTTTATTTCGTAAAGAAGTAGAAAAAATTATTTTAACAAGGCCGGCTGTAACTTCTGGTGAAGACATTGGTTTTCTACCAGGAACTAAAGATGAAAAACTTGCTCCTTACACTGCAGCTATATACGACAACATGTATAGGTTGTATAGTAAAGAAAAGATAGATAAAGAAATTTTAGAAGGCAATATAGAGGTAATACCTTTAGCTTTCATGAGAGGGAGAAACTTAACTAACTGTTGTGTAGTAGTGGATGAAGGGCAGAATATTACACACAGACAAATGGAATTAGTTTTAGGTCGTATTTGTCATGGTAGTAGAATGATTATTTGTGGAGATACCGCTCAGATAGATCTAAAAGATAAAAAAATAAGCGGTTTTAATTTCATAAGTACTAATTTTAAAGAGGTACCAGGTTTTGCAGTAGTCACTTTGAAAACAAATCATCGTGATCCAATAGTAGAACACATTTTAGAAATATATAAAGCTCACGATTAATGGCAGTAGTATCAACCACAGTAATTTATGATGGATCTCCTGGTCCCATATCAGGATCAACTCCTTTTGGATTCTATGATAATGATTCGCTCTTTCAATTAGATGGCCCTAAAGTAGCTAACTACTGCGCTCAAAAGTTAGGCTATCCTATTATGGACGTTGAACTTCAAGATGTTAATTTTTATACTTGTTTTGAAGAAGCCGTGTCTGTTTACTCAGAAGAGCTTTATCAATCTAAGATAAAAGATAATTATCTATCTTTAGAAGGCGGCGCAACCGGTTCTGCTTTAAATGATATAGTTGTAGTTCCTAGTTTAAACTCTATAATCACTATAGCTGAAAACTACGGAACACCTATTCAAGTAGGAGGCTATGTTAATCAATATAAAGCAGAACTATATTTAACCTCAAGTGTTCAAAATTACGATTTACAAAAATGGGCAATCGATAATAATTTAATTTCATCTTCTGATGGAGTTATTATTAATAGAATTTATTATGAAGCCCAGCCTGCAATTAATCAATACTATGATCCATATATTGGAGGCAGTATTAACTATCAAGGAGCAACAGAAAACTTTGGTTGGGCATCTTATTCACCAGGTCTAAATTTTGTTTTATTTCCTATTTATTGGGATGTAGCCAGAATACAAGAGATAGAAATGTCAAATATTGTTAGACGTTCAATGTATTCTTTTCAAATAACAAATAATACGCTAACTATATTTCCTTTTCCTGATAGTGAAGGCCTTGTTGTTTGGATAGATTATGCTAAAAGAAGTGAGGTATCAAGCATAACAGGAAATAGTCCGTATGGTACAAACGCTGGTTTAATTAGCAACCCATCAAAAGTACCTTATGCTAATATAACATACAATGGTATCAACCAACCAGGACGCCAATGGATCTATGAGTATACATTAGCTCTAGCATCAGAACTTTTAGGTCTTATTAGAGGCAAATACACACAAATCCCAGCACCTGGTTCTGAAGTTACTTTAAATGGCGCTGACTTACTTACTAAAGGTAGAGATCAACTTACTGCTCTTAGAGAAAGACTTAGAGGGGATTTTGAAGACATGAGTCGAAGGTCTCAGTTAGAACGTAAACAATCAGAAAATCAATCAATATCTAGTACATTAAATGATGTACCGATGTTTATATACATAGGATAATATGGCACTATTTGGATCGTTTAGAGACATAGGCACTTTTAAATTATTTACTAAAGAACTTGTTGAGGATATTATTTCTCAAGAAATAGGCTACTATAAAATTATGCTATCTGATACGCCTGTAAATATGTATGGTGAGGCAATGAATAAATATTTTATAGGACCTGTTTTAATACCGTGCCTAATTGAAAGAGGGGAATTTGAAAGAGAGAGTACGGACTACGGTCCTGATACTCGTCGCGATACTAAATTTAGATTCTTTAAAGATCATTTAATGGAAGCTGAAGTAGTTCCTGAAGTAGGTGACGTTATCATGTATAATCAGGGCTATTATGAAATAGATAATGTAAATGAAAACCAATACATCCTAGGAAAAGATCCTAACTATATATACTCAGATGCATTACAAGGTTTTGGTGAAACATATTCTATTATTTTAAATGCGCACTACGCAAGCCCTGATAAGCTTGGTATAACTCAAGAAAGATTATAATGGCAATACAAGTAGTTAGACCACAGAATAGAAAAGAGTTCATGAGTAAGCTCATAGGTCCGGCTTATGATCCTAAAGAAGGAACCGTAGCTAAACCATTTTCTGAACCTGCTAAGCTAGGACAGCCAGAAAATAACAGAGCTCTTGAAGTAAGTTTAAAAGGAGATACTGATAAAGACTTTTATATAGGTATAAAAGATATCGACGAAGCTGTAATGCACTATTTTGACAAAGTACTTAAACTATCAGTAGTTCAGAATAATGCTAGATTAAATGTTCCTGTAATTTATGGAACTCCAGAAAACTGGAAAAGCATACAACTAGATGGCTATTATCGTGATGAGAATGGTAAATTAATGGCGCCACTATTGATGTTTAAAAGAACAACAATAACCCAGAACCGTAATTTAGGAAATAAACTAGATGGTAACTCAGCTCAAAATCTACAAGTATTTGAATCTAATTTTAATAAGAGAAACTTTTATAGTAATTTCCAAGCTCTAAATAATAGAGTGCCAGAAAAAAAATATGTAGTGTCTGTAACTCCTGACTATGTAACTGTCGAGTACGAGTGCATACTTTGGACTTATTTTGTAGAACAGATGGATAAGCTTATAGAAAGCCTAAACTTCGCATCCAGAAGCTATTGGGGTGATCCAAACCGCTTTCAGTTCTATAGCTCAATAGAAACATTTCAAGATAGCATTACGTACAATCTAGGTGACAATAGAGCGGTTAGAACAAACTTTAATCTTACTCTAAACGGATACTTAATTCCGGATAGTATTAATAAAAAAATAGCTAGTGTAGAAAGGTATTTTGGAATATCTCAAATTGTATTTGGACTAGAAACTTCTACCGGAACTGAGGAATTTGGAGCTAGAATTAATAAAGGTAGAAATACTAATGTTAAATCAGTACTATTAAATGATTCTGTGAATAACGTAATAAATATAACTAACGCCAATTTTAATTCCGATTTAGCTATATATCTTGATACAAACACAACTGTTCAAGGAACGTATGCGTCTCCAACTACGGCTATATTTAATTCAGGTTGGTTAACAGCTCCTAGTCCGCTTCCTGCAACTAGCGTAGTTAACTTTATGTTCTTTGTTAATGGTATGTATGTAGAACCTTCTAGTATAGTTAGTTTTACAACAAACGGATCTGTATCAAGCTTAGTTGTTGATACTACCGCTTTAGGATATTCTTTTGATCAAACAGACGTAATATTAGCGTCAGGTAAATTTGGATAATATGGCAAGATTAAAGTTTAAACAAATATATTCTAATTTGCAATATGATACAGCAAGCGCAATATTAACCTTGTCTGGTAGCCGACCTATTGATTTTGCAGTATCAGGAACTATTAATGTAGTTTCTAATAATACATACACTGGGTCTATCACAATTCAAAATCTTGATACATTTGGGGATTCTGGAAGCTTCTTTACTATGGATTTAGGAGATTACTAATATTTATACTTGAGCTATATAGTTCAAGAAACCAGTATATACTAAAACGAGTCCAGACACATGTCTAACCAATTTCTTAAACTGCGCCGTTCAGCGGTGCCAGGTAAGGTACCTGAAACGTCTTCACTAGAATATGGTGAAATAGCTTTAAATACCTATGATGGTCTTGCCTTCATGAAGAAGTCTGGATCTAGTGGTGAAGAGGTAGTAACAATTGGTTCTACTATAGGTACAGGCTCATTTGCAACAACCGGTTCTAATCAATTTAATGGTAATCAAACTATAACAGGCTCTCTTATTCAAGGATTAGGAAGCACAGCAATAGGAGAAAACTCACATGCCGAAGGAGATAGTACACAGGCAATAGGACTTTTTTCACATGCAGAAGGATTAGGAACAATAGCATACGGAGGCCGCTCACACGCTGAAGGGCAAGATACAATAGCATCAGGTTCATATTCACATGCCGAAGGTTATCAAACAATAGCATTAGCCGACCATCAACACGTACAAGGCCAATTTAACGCTACATCTTCCGTACCTGCAGCTTTTATTGTAGGTAATGGAACTGATGATAGTAATAGAAGTAATCTTATATACGCCGCAGGAAATGAAGTACAAATATCAGGATCTGTAAAAGTATTTGGATCAATAACAGGATCATTATTTGGAACTGCATCTTGGGCACAAAATGCAGTAACAGCATCTTATTTAGAAGGATACATATCGCCATTCCCTTTTACTGGCTCTGCTCAAATAACAGGTTCACTAGGAGTAACAGGTTCTGTTAGTATATCAGGAAGCCAAGGAGATTTATTTACGGCAAACATTGACACTTTATTACTAACTGGTTCATTAATAACTACTGGCTCAATGCAGTTAACAGGTAGTATGAATGTTCTTGGGAGTATTACATCATCATTATTTGGAACCGCAAGTTGGGCTCAAAACGCTTTAACAGCATCATTTTTAATAGGGCATACGCCGTATCAAATTACAACAGGTTCTATCACTGCTAGTGTTGGAGTTGATCCTAATGAGACTTTCTTAATCAAATCAGGAAGTGTAACTTTTCTAAACATATCAAGCTCAGGAGATACGACTATAAATAGTAATCTGTTTATAATAAAGAACATCATTACCCAGCAACCTGTATTGACAGTTAGTCAAAGTATAGTTCAAATCGCCACGCAATCTCTAGATCCAACCGGAACTATAGATGCTGGGTCAATTTGGATTACCACAAATAATATATACATAGCACTTGATTAATTGTAAAAAATTTTGATATTTATAAACATCCACGCCTCTAAAAGCATCAACATAAATAAAAATTAACAATGGCAACTTGGAAAAAAGTCGTAGTTTCTGGCAGTAGCGCAGAACTTGCCGCATTAAAAGTAGATAATCTTACCTCTGGACAAGTAGTAATTGGAGGAGGCGTTGCAGGTAATCTTACTACTCAAGCGATTAATGGTACTGGTAATATTCTAGCTACTACTGGAGCTTCCGGAGTATCTATATCTGGATCTTTTTCAGGTTCTTTCTTTGGTAATGGTAGTGGATTAACTGGTGTTAC